TTCTCCATGTCGCAGATCTGCCCATAGAGGTTCCCATATCGCTTCATGAAAATAGTCTCGCTGAGGTGCCGAACGTTCTCTTTCAGTACTAGCACCGCACCTCAGTTCGTTGTGTATTCGACCTTGCGATTCTGGTTAAGTTGCTGTTCGAGACTTTGCTCTCCCGAGCTCGGGCTGTGTGCCAATGTTACGATTCGAATTCGAGCTGACGTTATTCGCATTGCGATAGCTGACGCCGTAATTCGTGCCATTGTTCCAATTGCCCCTGGCTAGCTAAGACCTTCACAACTTAACCAATCCTGATAAGTTTAGGACAATGAATAATATCTGTCAATCTTGACAATCTTGGCCAAGAAGGGTATTTTGTCTTTGTATTTTTCTACTTGTTCGGCCAGCACCCGAGATCCAGTGAAGATGACGAACTTTTCTCCACCAATTTCTATTTGCAATGACAAATACTTTGCATCTTCGTCGCCGCCGTTCTTGCACTTATACCGGCTCTTGCTTATTTTGTAGCCAGTAATGAGGATTTCGAGGTTTAAGGCCTCGTCAATCCTCTTTTTTGGGCCCTCTAAGTGTTTATCCTCGGTGGCAAACTCTGAGAACTTTTGGTAATCCATCCTCGTTCTCCGTTCTCCATTTCCGTTCACTAGACGAACTCGGGCCGCGCGCCAAAGTAACGAAGCGAATACGAGCCGACGTAAGACGCACAGCGACAGCCGACGCCGTAATACGAGCCAAAGATCCAAACGCCCCCGGCCAGCCATATGTTCACTTGCCCGGATCTATGCCACCATGCATAGTCGCAAAGATATGTGCTCGACGACCCTCCACCCAGGTTCGGTATCAGCAGGTACTTCGTGAGGTCTTCGTACAGTGTCGTTTTGGCGTAGCTATCCGGTCGCAGCGTAACGTCATATGTGTACGGTGCCGCTACAGTGCTCTCATAGTTGCCCGCCGTCAGTGGGCACGCCGGCGTCCCGGTTCCATCTCGCTTCAGAATACGATATGAGGCGTCCAGAGCATCCAGCCCGATGATGAACTGCCATGCATTTCCCCAGGGATTCTCGATGCCCCGGTAGACTACAGTCGTAAGTCCATCAGTTCCTGTGCCGGTTCCAGTGCCGTTGGTGCCTATGTTAGTGTCGGCACTCTCGAAGCCATTCAGTTCGCCGTTGTATCTCCGCCCACTGTTTTTGTTCACGATGCCTTGGCCGATGCCAACCGAAGTGCTCTGCGAATTCCAATTGCAATACTCGATCGGATAGAGGACTCTTGTGATTAGATCCCAGCCCCATAGATCAGCACAGCCCCACCGAGAAGAGCCGATATTGTTGGCATAGGTCTCGGCCAGTTGCCGGGTCAGGCTCAGCGCACTGCCGACGCTCTGGCAGGTCATCATGTCTGCGCCGCCTGTCGAGCCGTCGAACGCTCCGCCAATCGTGAACTCTCCTAGAGTATCTCCAATAGATTGTGATTTTCCAATCACATTGCTATCAGGATCTCTGAAGTTCTGGCCGACCGTGAAAGCCGAGCCGTTGCCAGAGCCGCCTTCTAAGAGTATGTACCCTGCCGCGTCGCTTGTGGCCCATGAACCGGATGTTACGACCACTTTTGAAACTTTCCCCGTAGCGCCACTTGAGACGCCTGTGATCGTTTCCCCTACAACAGGCTCATGGCTGCCTGTGTCGAATGTGAATCGCCGCGAGACCATCCTGAGATAGACTTTTCCTGCCGCATTGCCAGCGCCGAATGTGCCCGAAGTGACGTAATATCCTTCAACAGTTCCGGTCATCAGGCTTGTTGCGCCTGTCAGAACTTCGCCGATCTGTGGCTCGACTGATCCACTGTCGAAGTTGACCTCAACAATCTCTCCGCCGGTAAATGGTTGGCCGCCAGACTTCGATATCAGGGACTTCACACCAGTAGTGGTATCGACCTTCAGGCAGCCGAGATAAGCTCCCATGTAGGCCTCGGATCGCTCGGTCCCGCCTCGCTGCAAGAACCAGGGATGGACTTCGAAGCCGGTAAACTCGAATGGCGATATCCACATGTACTGATAGGTGGAGATCAACTGAGCCTTAACATAGCACTTGGGATAGCGGACCATGACGTTGCCGTCTCGGCCATCTAGGTTCAGCCCGTCGCCTCTTGCATTGGATCCGAAAGTTGGGACGCCCGCGGCGGTGAGGGTGCACCGCCAGATGTTCCCGAATATTGGATGGTTGTCAAACCATGCGTGAGTCTTCTGGGCGATCACCGTGCCGTAGGCGTCCACCTGCTCTAAGACGGGTGAGCTGCTGGCAGTGTTCCACCTGACGCCAATGACATGATCCAGAGCGACCTGAAGCTGCTCCAATGTGACGAACTCGCCGGTGGCCGATCCTGGTGCAGCGCCGGTGAACTTGCGACCGTTCATATCGGGATCGGTTTGAGCTGGAAATGCCCTGCGAGATGCAATCATACGTCTACCTCACGATAGCATACGTAGCCGCCGACCTGTCCTGGATTGGAGGAATTGATTATGAATGCCTCGTTTTCGCCACAATCCAGGAAGATCCCCCTCCCATATTCATCTGCCAGGATATCTGCCTGCATTGGCCCGGACTTCGCGGTTGAGCCGCTGTAGTAAGTGAAATGGGTTCGGACTTCCTCATCAGCCACGAGCATAATCTTGTAGATCCGCAACTTCTTGCCTGCACCTGGTGCGGCAATGATTGTGTTGTTGCCCGATGTTGCGAAGTTGATCGGCACTTGCGGTATATCATATGGAGAGTCTTCCATGAAGGTTCGGGAGACATAGACATCCTCGCCACCTTCATGAGTATTGATCACGCCGGCCTTGAACGGGACGTTCCCGTACTCGGCTAAATTTTTAGTTTCTAATTCAGGAGCTGCCATAAAATCACCAATGCATCATCATGTAACCAGAATTCCAACCGCATCCGTGATCGAGGCTGTAGATCACGAAGCCTTTTTTGAAAAGATATTCAAGCGCCCTGTGGACACTCATGCCGGAGCCGAGAATCAGTATCACGTCTCCCTCCCATGCAGAGCATAATGGCAGAATGCACCCGATGCCCCGATCACCGAGAGCTGGGTGACCCCGGACAGGTAGACAGGCAGGCTTGCACCTTCCGGAATGTAGCCGCCTGACTCACTCACAGCGTCGTCGTCTACCTCATAATAGATCTCTCCCAGGCGAGCTGTCAGGATGCAGAGCTGTGCCGCAGCGATAAGGGGCACATCCTGGGCAGCTCCGTTCATTGTGAGCATTGCTGTGGAGAGGGTTTTGGTGACCTCCACAACTCGA